GGTTGTTTGGGACACCGAGCGTTTCCTAAGGTACGCAGGTCCCAAATTGGACTTCCACGACTGCAAGGATATCCGGATGGAGGATCTCTTTGAAGACGCCGATATGGTTCCCGATCGTTGGGAGGTTCACACACTAACGGGTTTAGAGCCCTTAATTATTCACCGAACCACGGAGCTCAATCGTCAGACTTTGGAGCAAGGTAGAACTTGAGGTCTCCCAGAGAAGTGACCTTATATTCCAACACCAAGGGCATATCCTTTCCATGGTGTAGGATTTGCATGTTGGCACACATGGAGGTTGCCTTTGTGAATAGATTGAGATACTTTAGGGAAAATGTGTCTTTCATTCCTTTGAACTTTTCGGAATCCGAATCGATGTCGTATTCCGTATACTGTTCCGCAAAGTCTCCCTTGCAACGGAAACTTATCTTTTTGAATGTCCTCTCGATGGTCAGTTCTGAACCTATATGGGATATGTCCCTACACAGCCTCTGGAACTCCATTGTCTGGAAGGGCGTGATGGACACCAAGGGAAGTTCGGGTGTATTGAAAATCTCCTCGTTGATGTCCAGAAGTTTCAATTTAAAATTGCTCCGGCTCTTCTTTGAGGTGTTCTCGATGGAGATGGTAAGTAGGTGGTCATCCTTAATTTCCATGACCAGAACATCCTGCGCCGATACAGACTTGAGCACCCTAAATACGTTAGTGGTGTTGATGCCCACAATTATCTCATTCTCGCACGAATATTCCTCAAACTGGTCAGCCTCTAGCAAAAGCTCCACCATGGCCGTTCGGGCGTTGTCTAGGGTAATCATGTGGATACCCTTTTTATTAAAGGACACGTTGACATCGTTTAGGATGTCCTTTAGAACTTCAAAAATGTTTTTGAATGCGGATGCCTGAATCGTTTTCAAGAACATTATTTTAATAAATTGCGTTAAATCTTTAACTAATTGGATACTTTCTTTGCGATCTTAGCCTCGATGTCCGGCGTCAAGGGAGGTGCCAAGGGTGCTCCGTATTGTTCCAGATTGTAAAGTAATGGGACAAGGTTTGGGTTTCCGTCGAATGAGGCGAATTTGGAGTTGCTATAGGATTCCACTTCGCAGGGGATGAGTTCTTTGGCCCACCGCTTCACCTCCTCACCCAAAAGCAGAGCACCATCCTTGGTGATGACGGCTGGAACGTGTGTCAGCATTTTTTTGTGCTCTTCGGGAACGGGTTTCTCGTGGATGTTGTGTAGCTGTATGCTCGATAAATAGGGTGTCTGCTTGAGAATGCCATAGACCTCGTTGCAGTGGGGACATTTTGGACTAAATACGAGTATGGCGAACATGCCTTTAAACTAAGTGTCATTTTATCCTCAGGATAATTTCGCAACCCATAATAAGATGCAAATGCAGACAGTCGTAATAATCCTTCTCGTGTTGGTGGGGGCTTACCTCATTTTTACATCAAGAGAGGGGCTTGCGTGGGATAGGGGATTCGCAGGGTTCCTCCCAGCGGTCTCCGGAGAAATCAATCTGGGGTCCCTAGAGGTTCCAGGTGACCGCTTGGACAAGGTTGCCGTCAGCGACAAGGTCATCAAGAAGTTGGTGGATGGCGTGTGCTCGAAGATTTCAATGGCCCAGAAACTGTCCGTTTCACCCATAGAGACTGTGTTCATCGAGGTATACGGTTCCAAGGGGGCTCTGGAGAATCTTGAAAAGGAGCGTCCCGATGTCTATGGAGCCTACATCAAGTATCTGGAGGAAAAGGACAAGCAGAATTCAATGACGAAGGAGGAGGAGGAAAATTGCCCACCGGTGCGCTCGCAACAGTCAACCTATCTGGAATCCCTCAAGAGTTATTTGAATACCCTCGACAAGAATAGCCCCATCTACGGTGAATACGTTGCCTACATCAAGAATCTGGAGGAGGCCGAAAAGAGGAATGCTGCGCTCGTAAAGAATGCCGGAAATGGAACGTGCCCCAAGGTTAGGACATCCCTTGTCAGCTACTTGGACACCCTCAAGAATGGTGATCCCGCAAGAATACCACCGGAGGTTCCCTTGACTTACCGGACCCGCCTTCTCCTCCTCGAGACCAAGCGCTACTATGGAATGGAGGTGGATGCCGTGTGCGTAGGGAATGCCAACGACATGAGGGTTCTGGGCATCACCACCAAGACCGTGGAAAAGTCCGGGAATATCCAGCCATTCGTGAGCGACCTAAAGGCGGGTGAGTGGGTTCCCTATGCGGACATTCTCAAGAGGAGTTTCGGTAGCACCTCCATTCTGGAAAAGGCCAATGAAGCCATAGAGGCAAAATTAAAGAGGTAAATTGTATTTTAACGAAAGATGGACGAGATACACGAAGTCGTCACCAAGTGCTACAAAGATTTCGAGAAAAAAATGAAAAGCGAATGCAAAAAACGAAAGTGGAAACTAGACTACTCCAATGGGAAGATTAATTCCATCAACGGGAAGGACGGAAGGTTCTTTATCTACAACTTTCAAAGGGATTACATAGAAGAAATCCACGATGGAACTTGGAAGATGAGACTCGATTTCGGTTTCATGGAATGTCACTATGCACCAAGGAACGACGATTCTGATATGATTTACGAAGCAAAACTTGAGGGAGCCTTCATGAATGACAAGGGTGACGAATATCCCTTCAGTTTCGAGGGAGAGTTCTTTAGTGCCCATGGAGGAGATAATGAAGATCATATTTGGAGTTTCGTTATGGAAAATGAAGATAAGATGCCACCCTTTTGGGATGAGGTGAGCGAACTCTTGCACGACTATATTGTATCGGAAATGTGATTGCGCCAACCGGAAAATAGTAAAACCTCGTTTTCTTTTAGGATGCCTCTAACCTTGGAGGACGTACAAAAGATTGACGTGAGGAAACGAGAACTCAAGAAGAAACTTTATACGGAATTATATGAACGGGCGAGTTCCAAGGTCAGGGAGATTGCCAACATGAGCCTCCATGAGACTTGGGTCACCGTTCCATCATTCCTTATGGGGTATCCGTCGTTCGATCTGGAATTGGCAACCACCTACGTGGAGAGGCAGTTCAGGAACGGTGGATTTTATATTAAGAACTATGGAAACGGACAGTTATTCATTTCGTGGTATCCCGATCACAAAAAGAAAACTAAGAAAAAGGAGGAACCTTTCAGACCGCAGCCGCCCAAAAAGGAGGACCCCTATGATTTGAGTGTATTAGCCAATTTGAAAAAGTCTGCGGACAAATATAAGAACTTTAAATAGAAGTAGATTAATAATGGACAATCTTAACGTTCTCGTGGAAGCCAAAAAGGAACTGCTTGCTCAGCTCACTAATACGATTCTCCCCAACGCCCTAGATACGATGGACAACCTCTATGCGGAGGCGAAGCAGGAGACCAAGGGAAATGGAACGCTGAAAAAGTTTCAGGAGAACCTTGCGGACATCCCAAAGTGGAATAACTACCAGATCGAGGGAGAGGTGGCAAAATCTGTGGATACCTGCGGTGGATGTCTGGACGAGATGGTCGCCGCCGTCTTCGTGGCCACGGTCAAGATTATTTCGTCGGTTCGCCTTTCCAAGGATTCCCGCAAGGTCAAGCTCAAGATTCCCACGAACGATGTGTTCATCCTCGGCGTCTACACCAACATCGCCAAGCGCATCTACGAGGATCCCTATATCTTTCAGGAGTTGAACCGAACCGAGCGGAGGAAGGAGCTTATGAAGAGGATGGAGGGCGTCGTGGAGGAGACGGTTAAGGGGATGCTTCCTCTCAACCAAATCTTGAAGACCTACCTCAACAAGAACCCCGCCGACATGATGAATACGCCCACAGAGGCCGAGGTGGGAGGTGACGATTCAGACGAGGAGGAAGGGTTTCCGGGTTCGTCGGAACATCCCGTAGAGGGGTTGGAGGAAGAGAAAGAGGAAAATGAAGAAGAAAATATCACGGGTTTGGGTGGAGATGAGGAAAATATTATGGGAGAGGAAGAGGGAACGAGTATGATGAACGAAAATGTCGTTGAAACCAAGGAGATCAAGTTTAATGACAAGATAGGAAGACCACAAGAAACCGAACCAAAAGCCCCATCCATGGAGGATGATGACGATTTCATAAACTCGGAAGCTCGTCGTTAAAACGATAAAATTCTATTTTCCGTTAATAGTATATGTTAAGTGATTCGTTAAAGAACCCTTTTATTTCGGGACTTTTGGGTGCCGTCGTCACAATGCTCTATATTCACTTGGTGGGTAAAATGAACAAGGAACCCGTTAGAAATTCCGACATGATAAAGCCCGCCATTTTGAATGCCATTTTGGTGGGTATGATTGTGTTTTTGGGAATATCCCAGAAGGAAGAGATTTACGATACACCTTATCCCGATTCGGGGGTGCGTATGTAATTAAATAAATATATACAGTTTAATAGTAATCATGGCCAGCGTCGAGACATTCAATGAGCTACTGCTTCAGTTCGTTGACGAACTCGCTTTCACATTCCCGGAGAACACCATCGTGAAGACCTACCGAACCACGGTGGCAAGTCTTATCAAGAAGGACCCCGGCGTGTGTCTGCAGACCTTCATGCAAAATGTAAAACCCCACGAGGACCTCATTCGCAATCAGGACGAGCGAATATTCGAGGAGTTTTCCAAGAATTATGGAATACTCAAGTCCCTCGACTTGGAGACCCTTTGGAAATCGGAACTTTCCGAGAAGAGCAGAAAGGCCATTTGGCAATATGTTCAGGGGCTTTATGTGCTTGGAAGTAACGTGGATCCCGAGGAGGTGGAACGCGCAAGAAAGACCAATATGGATTTCTCACCGCAAGCGCTTCAACAGGCACTCTCTCAGTTTAACTTTGACGGTAGCGAAGACGAAAACCCGCTGGCCGGAATGATGAAAAATCTATCGAACCCCGAGTTCATGGACAAGATCAATCGCACCGTGGAGGAGCAATTTGGAGACGGGAAGGGGGGTATAGATGAGAAGAAGCTTCTTGGAATGATGGGCCCACTGTTGGGAAACCTTGGTAATCTATTTCAACAGCCTCCCGCCAAGCGCCGATAAAAATACATACAATTAAATAGATAAATAGATAAGTGTCGAGATGAAGACCTGTTCGAAGTGTAATTTGGAATTGCCATTCGAACAGTTCAGCAAAGATAGGTCAAAAAAGGATGGGCTTAGAGGCGAATGTAAAGTGTGTAAAAGTGAAATGAAAAAGAAATACTATAGAGAAAACAAAGAAGTAATTAGCAAAAAAAATAATAAATACTACCAAGAAAACAAGGATAAACTTAGCGAACAAATGAAGAAATACCGTGAAGAAAACAAGGAATATTATATAGAATACATAAAGAAATACCGTGAAGAAAACAAAGAGAAAATTAGTGAACAGGTGAAGAAATACTATGAAGAGAACAAAGAGAATATAAAAGAACAAACCAAGAAATACAAAGAAGAGCACAAGGATAAAATTAGTGAATATATGAAGAAATATCAAAACGAAAATAAGGAAAACCTAATTGAAAAGCATAAGAAATACCGTCAGGAACACAAGGAGGAAAGAAATGAATACGACCGAAATCGCCGGAAGGTTGACAAGGGATACAAAATATTACATAATCTAAGAAGCCGATTACGCAACGCCCTCAAAGGAACAAATAAATCCGCATCCACCATTGAGTTGGTTGGGTGTACCATCGAATTTCTGAAGGACTACCTCGAGAATACCAAGGTGGAGGGGAAGGACTACTCGGATGCACACGTCGACCACATTAGACCGTGTGCCTCCTTCGACCTTACCGATCCGGAGCAGCAGAGGGAGTGCTTCCACTACACCAACCTCCAATACCTTCCAGCCAAGGAAAACATTTCAAAGGGCGCACGATTGGAATATAATATTTAATACTAATAGTAAAGAATGCAAGAGCAACCTTGGTTTAAAAATCCTTTACACCTCGCCGCCCGCAATAAAATTCATGTTTTTTGGCCATTAAAAAAACAGAATGCTGTGGAGAGGCTCAATGCAGCCACCCGCTTTATCATCTATGCCATTGCACTTCTTTACCTCATCAACAGGGACATCCGCGTGGTCTATCTCGGGTTGACTGTCATTCTCGTGATGGCGACGATGTTCATCGTAGGTGGGGTTAAAGAAGGCATGAGACCGGCGGCCTTCATGGACGAGGGATCCATTTACAGCCCGAACAATGCGTCTTGCACACAGCCCACGATTGATAATCCGCTCGGGAATGTATTAATGAATGACTACACGGACAACCCCAAGCGTCCCAGTGCGTGCTACTACCCCACGGTCAAGGACAAGGTGAAGAGTCTTCTCAAGCAGAATGTTCCAACGGATCAGGCAGACATTTATTCCAGTCGCAATCAGTCGTTCCGTGCCTTTTACAGCACGCCTTCCACGACCATTCCCAACGATCAGGAGGCATTCGCCAAGGCGGCCTATGGTTCGGTGGTTGATAAGACTTGCAGAAACGACGACGGTTCGTGCTACCCCGACACCGGTTCAATGTTCGGTCAGTCCCGTATGCCCGAGGGTGTTCACCTTAGGGCCACCTTTGGAAGTGGAATTTAAAATATAGTCCGTTAGTAATATGAGCAAGGCGCTTAATACATCTAACCATGTTCTCGATACGGATGCTCTCCCCAGCGATTGCGCAACCAAGTGGATCCTTGCGCCCCCCGAGGTCACTAACCTCAACTATGCGGGTTCCGGTAGGGCGAGCACCCCGATTTATGGAACTTCCCCTTACATGGGAGGCAAGGGTGCGCCGGGGAACCTCATTCTCGTGGAGGACATGCTTAGACCACAGAGTTCAAGTTTCTTCAAGAAGGGTTATCAGGGTCGTCCCTACGATACGCTCTCCGATATGTCCTGTTCGGTTCCCCTTAGGACGATGGACTCAAACCCCACGAGCACCCGTGCCGATACACAGAATGTGCTTTTTGGAAGACGATATCGTTAATTTATTTCTTCTTTAGTTTTAATATGGACCCATTGAGTCTCGTGACATTACTTGGGATCGCTGTAGCCGGAAGACAAATTGCCAGTGGTAGCGATCGCAAAGAAGGTTTTGTAAATGAACCAGTTCCCAATAGAGCGACAATGCCATTTTTTGGCAGAAATATCAACACTCCGGGTGACAATCTCTCCGCCGTCACCAATAACTTTTCGGGAAATTTCAATCCCAACGAGCCCATGGGTGGTGTGAGGAACCCCAAAAAGGAGATCGTCACATCCCTTAGCGATTCCTCACCTAACGTTCAGTATCCCTATGGACAACCCGTATACAATCTCTACAATCGCCAGAATGTTAGCAGCCGGATGAATAACCTCTCATCCATCGAGCGTCGTTTGGTTGGTCCCGGTCTGGGCGTTCCCTCATCGGTTCCCGCCTACGGTGGTTATCAACAGGAATTCCGCATCATGCCAAACAACGTGGGTGCC